GAATACTTGCCCACTCTTTTGCCATTTCAAGCGCGGCTTGGTCGAATCCTTCGCCTGTTTCAATATAATGCTTGATGGCTTTGCGTTTTTCTAACAGCAGATAATCTCCCAATTTTTCTTGCATTTGTGCATCAAATTTTTGTTTTTTGTCTAACTTCATTTTGTGTACGGCATCTTGCAAAGTGGTTGGAATAATTTGATACTTTCCAGCCGCAAATAATGAGCCATTTTGTTGTGCTTGCATGACTTGTTCTAGCGTCATTTGTGATAGTTTGTGTTCTGAATAAACAATTCTGTCGCCTTGTTTTTTGTTGCCCACATCATAACTATCCCAACCTTTGCGCACGCTTTCTTTGCCAGCAATCAGTGATTTAAGTTGCATCAAACGGTCGTTAGCTTGCGGTGAAACAACGGGGAAATTAGCAGCATTGGCGCTAGGAATAACATGATTCAATACATTTTGTGCAGCGTCTTTGGTGCTTTGAAGCCATCCTTTTTCAGGCTGCTTTTCAACAACTTGCACCTTTGCTCCGCCGCGTGTCATAGCAAAATAGCGTTGAGCGACATCTTCGCTGCCCCAATTGAAATGAATGTGTCCACCGGTTGAATTTTTGCTTGGGCGGTTGTATTCATCTTGAATGAAAAAATCCTGACCGCTACCGATATTAATTCGTTTGCCATTTTTTGCCGTAGCCAGTCTGCCTTTAAAGCCCATTGCAGTCAGCTGCCGATAAAGGTTTTCGGCTTGAGTGCGCGCTTTTTCAAGGCTGCCTGATTGGTTAACAATGTCTAAAGCTAAGCCTTTGGTGTGCATGGAATTGGGATTTTTTCTATGATGATAGCCATCGTTGAATGCCGAGAAATATTTCAAGTCATTGCCCATCACGCCACGAAAATCCAGCGCGGCGGCAAAAGTACCTGCGTGCGTTACGCCACCAGATACCGCTTCGTTGGATCTGATTAATTTGTTGCGTGAGAGTTCATTTTGTAGGCGAAGGCTGTCATCTTGAGTTGCTTGTTTGCCACCTGTTACGATGACCTCATGAGCATTTGTGCTTTGCTGTTGGATTTGGATGGCTTCTTGGCGTGCCGCAACATTGTCTTGGTATTCTTGCTTGATGTGGTTGCTGACTTCTTTAACGGTATTGATGCCATTTTCAATTTTGGTTTGGGCTGCTTGTACAATAGGTTCGCCGTATTGTTCCCACTTTTCGCCAAAGGTTTTAGCGATACCACCAAACAATCGATTAGCAATATTTTTCAAATATTCAAAATAGGGAGCGATGCTGCCTGTAAAGTTTTTCCAAGCATCAATTGCTGTGGTTTTGATGTAGTCAAAATACGGGGCAATGCTGCCTGCAAAATTTTTCCAAGCATCACTTGCTGTAGTTTTAATGTGGTCAAAATACAGCGTTATACCGACAGTGAAGTTTTCCCAAGCATCGCCAGCTGTGGTTTTGATGTGATCAAAATAAGGGGTGATGTTATCTGAAAAAGCTTCCCACGTATTTTGCGCCATCTGCCCAATTGCGCCCAAATGTACTTGCCAACTTTCAGGCAGCAGCGCAAAAAATTGCTCGCCCAACTGTGTGAATTTCCCAAATAAGCTCCTCCCTAAATGTTTCATACCTATGACAAAATTGTCCCACGAAGCAAACATTTTTTTGCTGATATTGGGGTCTATCAAATCATCTAGCCAATCGGTGAATTTATCGACCAAAACAGCCCCACCAATGCCGCCCAAAATGGCGCCAATCGTTGTGCCAATTACGGGAATGACGCTGCCAACGGTTGCACCAAGCATTGCACCGCCTAAACCACCCAAACCCAGTGCGGCATTTTTGGCGTGTTTTTTGTTTTTGTCGCCACGCGAAATATTCAGTCCTTCTACCGAAAAAATTCCAGCCAACGCCGCAAGCAATCCCAACATGCCTACTTTGCCCAATTTACCTAATTTTCCCCATTTCCAAAATTTGCCAAATGATGACGATTGTTTGGACAAAAATCGTCCATTGCTATCACGTTTTGCGGCGGTGGGGTGGGTATTTTTCGCTATGGTTTCAAGGGCTTCAGTTTGGATTTTATTGTGTTTGTCGTTGAGGACACGACTGCGTTCTGCACGTTTTTGATACGGCGTGATGCGTGCTGGCGTGGTTGTACTGATGGGTCTTTGTGCAGCTTCTACACGCGTTTTGGGTGTGATGATTTTTAAAATATTTTCGGTATTGGTATGCGTTTTTTCAATTGCCTGACTGTGTTTTTCAGGCAGCAAAAAGCCGTCTTCATCATGTTGTGTTTCCATTTTTCGCTTCTTAATTTTGAAAAACAACAGTATGACTGATACGTACTTTGCACAACGCCATTGTTTCAGGCAGCCTGAAACCCTGTTTAACACCGTTTTATCTATTATTTAATATCTTATTTTTCAAAACAAGGAAGTCAAAATGGCGTTATATCCCGCCCTTATCCGTCAATACAACGCACAAAAAAGAACGGTGCGCATTGAATTAGTCGGTATGTCAGAAGGCGATACCTTGCTGCCTGAAAGCGAATTGATGTATTCGCTCGGCGACAAGCATACGCATAGTGAAATTGAGATTACGCAAGGCGATAGTGTTTGGGTGGACTTTGTAGCAGATGACCCACGTTATCCGATTGTGATGGGCTACCGCAATCCACAGCAAGGCAATTTGATTGGTTGGCGCAAATGGCATCATACCAATATTGAGCTGGCTGTAGACCATCAAATGGTGCTCAAAGGCAAAAGTCTAAGCATTGAATTTGAAACAATTGAAACAACAGGGAAAATTGTCAATAACAGTTCCATTACCAACAAATCCCCCGTTACCAATCAAGCAATTGTTAGCTTAAATGGTGGGATAAATAATGGTGATGGCGGTGCCGTGTCGTGTGTAGGTGGTTTTGATGTACAAGGCGATGTGGTCGCAAACGGTGTCTCGTTGGCAACGCATACGCACGGCGACGACAGTGGCGGTAGCACTTCTTCACCACGTTAATTTTCAATCTAATAAGGAAATCATCATGTCAGATAATCAAGATACCCAACCCAAAAAAGCCAAAACGGAAAAGCCTGCAAAAACAGAACCTATTGTATTGCATGGTGCAATGGTTACCATTGAAACTGTCAAAAAGGCAGTAAACAACAAATTTCCAGCCGTTTTGTATGCACAAAATTACGGGCGTTCAACCGTTGCTTTTCCGTGTATTCGCACGGCTATTGAGCCTTATGCACGCGATTTTGCTATCACGTTAAAAACACAGAATGAAGCTGAACTGTTTTGCGTCAATTACAGTTATTACGTTGAACTTTGGGGGTGGGACGATACTCATGGTGTCATTTTAAGCCCATCAAAACAAGGAGAATAATCATGGCGCAAACCGTGTATAAACGCCAATTGGTCGGACAACAATCGGGCGTACAAGTCAATATGCCGCGTGATACCGTAGAGCGACTACTCCCCGAAATTGGTAATCAAAGTTTTGCTGTGTGTGGGGTTTTCTCACGCGGTCGAATTGACAAACCATTTCAAGTTTCTACTAGTCGGTTGAGTCAATATCTAGGAAAACCTCAATCCATGCGCAAAAATGCCGCTAATGAAACGTATGTACAAATTTACGAGGCGTTTGCGCACGGTGCAGCGGCTGCAATTGTGTCGCGGATTGTGTCGCAGCAAGCGGTTAACCGGTGGTTGGTTGCCAAGCTTAAAGATGACCAAACGGCGACTATTGAAGCACAAGAAAACTTGTCAGGAAATTATCTGTTTGCTATCAAAATTGCCGATTGTATTAATGATGGTGTTTTTGTCCAAATAGAACAGCATGATGGAATTTTCAATGTCATCATTCGTGAAGCCAGTCTAAACAGTCAAGGTGAAGAAAAAGGCGATGGCGATGTATTGTATTCATTTGAAGGCAGCCTTAAATCAGATGCGCTAGATGATGTGGGAGAAAGCCATTTTATTGCAGACGTTGCCAGCAAATATTACGGTGATTGGATTGAAATTGATGTCAACGCAAACGCCACTATCCCAACCGATTTTTCTTACAAAACTGCACTCAAACCGTTTAGTGATGACGGTGCTTTGCAAGCACAAGATTATCAAAAAGCCGCCAAAGCATTAGGCAATACAAGCTTACCTTATCGCTACATTATGAGTGATAGTAGTAATTCGGTATTGGTTACAACCTTGCTTGAAGTCGCACAAAAATATAACCGAATTATGATGCAGGAAATTTCAGGCAGCCTGAAACCTTCAGCCGCGATTTCTTGGAAAAATGCGTTCAATTATGATGCACAAGGCGGAATGTATTGCTTGTGGATTTGGTCACCTATCAAACGCAAAGACCCAACACAAACCAGTGGCGTGATGCAATTTGGCACGGTAGGTCAAAAAATCGGTTATGCGTGTATGCGTAACAGTGTATTGAATGGGTTTGGGCTGCCCGCACTTAATCAACCGATTGCGGGTAAGCAGTTTTATCTGACGGGCAACCATATTGCACAAACTTATTTTGCAGATGACGCTGAATTAGCCGAATTAGCCAAAGCACGCATTAATCCTGTGTCGTATGTAGAATTTCATGATGGCAGCGGTTTTGTGTGGGATGATAGCTTGAGTGGTGCGAAGAAAAATGGCATTTCGCGTTTAGAAAATGCCGTAGAAGTATCGCAGTGGGTGCAAGACCGTTTTGGTAAATTTGCGCGTTCGTTATTGCAGTTACCGATGAACGATGCCATTTCAAAAATGACTCGTTTTGCCGAAGATGAACTACGCGCCATGCAAGCGAGCAACTGGCTAACACCTTCTGCACAATTAGGCGGAGCGGCATATAGCTACGTTATTGAACCGAGCGTACGCAATCCAGAAGATGAAATGCAAGTGACCATTAATTTAGCGATTGATGGCGTTGTCCGCCGTATTTTTGTATCGCAAAATATGTATTCACGTAGTTAATTTGAAAAGGAAACATCATGAATTTTTTAGATACCTTGCGCCAAAACGCACACCAAAAACCGTCCGCTGTTGTCGCGACATTTGACGGCTTAAGCTATTCTGCCGAAAACGATATGGCAGCCGCAGAACTAGCCACATTACGCCTTGATGTATCTGGTTTGTTGGCAGAATTTGCCGAAACCAGTGAAGATGATTTAGATGCGGGCGAAACCTTAATGGATCGCTTTGATGCCTTAATGATTGGTCTGGTAGACAGCGATAAAAATGGCGAATTAGACAACGATGAATTAGACGTTTTAGATGTTGCCTACAATATTGCCGCCGATTTGCTCATCAGTCGTGGCGCAAGTGATGATGACGTAAGCGCAATGCTCAACGAAGGCGATGAAACCGCCGCCGAAAATATCCAAGAATTACTCATCAATACTGCGCCAAATGGTGAAGATGAAGAACTAGATAGTATTTTGGCAGATGCCTTTGAATTTGACGAAGACAGCGATGCAGCTGTGTTAGATGCAACCTACAAACGTGCTCTAGCCATTCGTAACGGCAAAAAAACCATTATTCGCAAACGCATTAGCGGCACCGTCCGCTTATCTGCCAAGCAAAAAATGGCAATTAAAAAAGCTCAACGAAAAGCGCACAGTGGTGCAGCACGTGCTAAACGTCTCAAATCCATGAAGAGACGCCAAAAAATGGGCTTGTGATACTTAACTTCATTACAAAGAAAACCGCCTGCTTGGGCGGTTTTTTCAAAGGTTTGAGTTGAACGAAAGGAATTCAAATAATGGCTATCTACAAACCTGTTTCCAGCATAACGCGCAAATTGCTTGGAACAACCAACAACGCGCTTTCAGGCAGCCTTGCCAATTTGGCGCAAAAACCTACCCACAACATCGCCTTATCGCTTGCCCAAAAAGCAACGCATATTGCCAATAGTCAAATTACGCAAGCGGTGAGTAGCAATGCGCTAGGCTTAGCAAGCAAACTAGATAACAAAATCAGCCATCTTACTCGCAAAGGTCTAAGTGCAATCGGATTGAATGCCTTTGACGCGCAAACCATTCAAGATGCCGCCATGCAACACAACGGCAATTTAACCATCGCGCAAATTTGGCAAAATTATCAATTAACCAACGTGGATAATCTGAGCCGAAAAAATTTCTATATCTTAGAAATCAACGACAGACAAGCCAGTCAACCCACTCAGAACGGCGCCTATCATTCTTTATTTAACTTAGTGGCGACTCATTTATCATTCACCTCATTTGATATACAAGGCGAAGCCGTGCAAATTGGCAGCGTAGAAGCTGAAAAAATCGGCGCAAATGCCCGAACCATACTCAATCTAACCGTGTTTGATGATGAAACAGGTACAATCAAACAATGGGCTCAAACCAAAGCAACCACCGTTGCAGCCTCCGATGGTACTGTGATGCCGCCTGCTTTTTATTGCTTTGAGGTACGAATTGTATTTGGCACCAATATTGCCGATTCACGATTTTACGAACAAATCTACACCATGCGTGTACAAACCATGCCGCACGAATTAAGCCGTAACGAACAAGGGCTAGAAGAAATCACGCTCACATTCGCCCAAACCGATACTTTCATGCCACATTGGATTTAAGGTTAATCATCATGCAAATCAATTATGACTTCATCGCGATACAACTCAAACATTGGCTAGCCTGCCCCACTAATGGCTATTTGGGAAGTGATTATGGTATTGATTTAAAACAATTCTTGCATACACCCATGAGTACATTTGATGCCGATTACATCATCGCTAAAATGCTTGCCGATATTCCTATTTTGTCATCGTTGCCTCAAAACAGCATTAACCTCTTGATTGATGATAACGAGACAGACAGCAAAAAAATCTATATCCAAGTGGCGGATAAAATTTTTCAGGCAGCCTGAAACCTTGATTTTTCTGTAAAAATATATCGTCCAAAATGAAATCACGCCTTTTTTTAGCGTGATTTTTTTATGGAGAAACAACTATGCCAAAAGATGCAAGCTATCCACAACATGGACGAATGGAACAATTTGCCACCCAATTACATGACGCGCATAAGAAATCCGCCGCGTTTGACGATTCACACGACACATGGAATACCGCGCCCGATACGGTCAACGAATTAGCCAATGCCATGATTGATGCCCAAAATACAGGATTTGGCAGTCCTCGCGCAGCCATTGCCGCAACCTTAGACAGCGCCATGCAAACATTTAACCAAATGCACGGTCAAGCACCAAGCGGTGCCGTTTTGCATAATGCCGTACGCACGGCGTTAAATGGTGTTTCCGCAACTAATTTGTCGCGTGCAGGCGTCAATGTGGTGTTAGATGACAGTATAAGTATTCAGTCAGGTGCTCCATTTGTGTCCAACCGTGCTTTGTTAGCCTTGTATAACAGCGTAATTGAAGCTGTACCATTTGCAGGCTATGTGCCGATGTCGGACGGTTTGGCGGGTAAAGTCATTGTGGTTAACCACCGCACAGGCAGCAAAACAGGGGCATATACCGAAAACCAAGTTTTAGATGGTATTTACGGCGGTAAGCCATTCATGTCTAATGAACGCGTAGTGATGTTGCAAACAAGCGATAATATCACCTTCACAAATTCTATTGTGTATTCAGATGGTGATTTGACAGGTGCTCCTATTATTCCTTCTACCACCGA